CGAAATGCGTCGTTGATTATTGCTGAAGTCAGGCTCATGCGCGGTTACTCTGCTTCTTCGTCGTCTTCGATAGTATCGTTCCAGTCGATGCCGTGAGCGACGATAGTCTTCGCCAGCCGCATCTTCGGCCACGAAGGCAGGAACTCGATAGTTTCGTCGACCGACTGTGCCACAGTCAGAATCTGTATAAGTTCCGCAGCAGTCTTCTTCATCAGTTCAATGACAGCACTGTTGTCATCGCTGATGTTGAGAGCGGCTTCCTTGATCTCAGCCTTCTTACCTACAAGGCTAGGATGACTAGCCCACCCATTCGGCACTTCTTCGGGCGAATTGAAGATATGTGCCGCTCCATTCGGACCGTAGAACCACGCTGGCCACTCTTGGTGAACATAAGGAGCGCTTTCGCGAGCAAGGCGCTCACGAAGGCCTGCCGACAAAAATCGTTCTGCCATGATGAGTTCCTCTTGCTAAAGACCCCGCACCGATAAAGTGCGGGGTCTTAGTTAGATCAGTTCGGCACATTGTCCTTGAGAATGCCGACCGCGATGAGGGCCGCGCGAATTTCTCGAACATTGGCCACGAGCGCATTTGCCTGCGCCGCTGTTGTGAACCCGAACGGAGTCGTGTTCGTGGCGGCAGTGTTGGCCGGAGTATCGACCGTCAGCTCGATGCGATTATTCGGCTGAAGGATGCTGGCAACAGTAGCGCCATTGTCAAAAGTCTTGGGATCCAGCGCAGGCTTGTTGGTGGGGTTGAGAGACATGAGAATATCCTCCTAGTTTGCTGACATTAACCACTGACGCGGGTGCCGAGGCGACGATCGATGTTGCGAACACCGTAGAGAACGTCCCAGCGGTGCATGTGGGTATCGTTCGTCCCATCACTCGTCCGCCAGTAGCGGACGGTGACGCCCGTTTCTGGATCCGTTGCGTAGCTGGCAGTTCCCGTGAACGGGTCAGTCAGCTTAGCAAAGACCAGAGCAATTGCGCTCTTATGGAAAACGGCGTTCTGAGCATAGGTCGAATTCGGCGCGCCCTTCCAGGTGATTGCCGCGTTGTTCGCAGGAGCCGCCGTGACGGTCTTGTAGGGACCATCGACGATAATCGGATTGGCGATCGTGAGGGTCGCTTTGCCATTGTTGTCCGCCACCGCATCTTCCAGAACGACCATCTCGTACAGAAAACCAGCGTTGGCTTTCGTACGTGGATTGACCGCAAAGCAGCCCGCCGCCGTGAAGACCTCGCCGCGCTTGATCGTATGACCAGGGGACAGATTCTTGATGTTGAGCGTCTGCTTGTAGTCATTGGCCGAGATCGACAGATAGGTGACATTTTGATTGGCACCGTCGACCTGCGCTCCACCAGATTGAAGCCGAGAACCAGTGGTCAGGTTCACGACCGACTGCGTCATGTAGGGCTGCACATTGCCGACCATCGGCAGGCGAGCGCGGCGCAGAGCATCTTGCGCGACGTTCTCTTGCGTCTGAAGATCGACGAAATTGCCCGCCAGAGCCCACCAGTCGTTCGGCCCCAGAACACCGCAGCGATCGGAACCCGGAACAGCCAGCATATCCAGACGCTTGGGAGCTTCGAAGAAGTCCTGTGCGCTGCTGATAGTCTGGCCGGGAGTACCGACCCAGTTCGGGAACTCGAGAACGCACTCCATCAGGTCGGAGTCGATCTCTTGAGCGATTGCCGCAGCCTGCGCGTTCATGATCGAGCTCTTGAGCAGACCATCGACGGTCAGCGTATCTTCCAGCGAAGAGAACTCGATATCGACGCCACGCTGGCGATCGATGCGAATGGGGGCTTCGCCCTCGATCACATCTTGCACTTGGGCAACCTGTCCTTCACGAACCACGAATTCCGGCGGACGCTTGATGTACAGCGTCGAACCGATTTTCTTGAACTCGTTGTTGAATTGCGTGGTGACAAGCCGGCCCATGACAAGATTGTTCAAGAGCAGCTTGAGCATGACGTTGGCGTAAACCTTCGGATTGAGAAGAGTGTTGGCCATGATGAAAATCTCCTGTTACCGACTGCTGAGGACCTTGTCGGCGTATTTCGAAAAAGCGGCGAAGTCTTCAGTGTCACCTTCCACAGCGAACTTACCACCGGCTCCGCGAACACGGTTCGGCGGGTTAGGTGCACTAGGGGCGACTTTCGGAGGGGTTGCAGGAGCCTTCGGTGCGCTCGCCAGTGCTTCGTACCGTCCCTCCAGACGGGCAATGGCGCGCATTTGTTCGTAAGGATCCATAGCGGCGATGCGGCGACTTTCTTCCGGATTGGAGGCAAGATGATAAGCCACGTCCGGACCGAATTCGCTGTTCTTAATGAGCAGCGCTCCAACCGCGCTGAGTGCCCAAGCATCACGGTCGGCACCCTTCACCACTTTCTCCATGAAATCAGGGTATTTCTCAGCTATCTTCTGATCATTGATGCGCTGATTCCAGGAGTTTTCAATCGCTGCAAGTTCAGCCTTGACGGCTCGTTGCTGTTCTTGAGCGATGAATTCCTGCCGAGCATTCCACCGCGCTGTATCCGCGATATACTTTGCATCGGCAAGGCCGAATTCGTAATTCGCGGGGTCAGGTTCAGGATCATAGTCCTGCGCGGGTGCTGGTCGAGCCTCTTGATTGGCAGGCTTTTCAAGAGCGGCCAGCCTTGCTTCTGCGGCTTCGCGAGCACGAATCGCTTCAGCAAGTTGTTCTTCGAGAGATGGAGTTGCGGGCTTGGAATCTTCGGTTTTATCAACCGCTACATCCTGCTGTTCAGGCGCGGACGGCTGCTCTACTGGAGAATCTTGTTTCTCACGCGCAGCTATGTTTTCCAGAAAATCTTGAAAGTTCTCTTCTGTTCCAAGCTCAGGAACAGAAGTATCGGCGGGGGGCGCGCCGGATCCATTGGCAGGTATGGAGGCGCTGCTGCCCCCGCCGCCCGCGTTGCCTTCCGAGCCGGGTGAATCACTCGGAAGAGCGGGATTGAAATGAATCTCGTTGATATTCATAGTCATTTGCCTTTCTTCGGTGTGCGATTTGGCCTTGAAGGTTGCTGCGCACGAGCCGAGAGCGAAAGCTCTTTAGCACTTGCGCTCCTTTCTGCCAAGTCAATTTTTTGTCTCACCATCAAAGGCGCTGCTGCTGCCTCAGCTTGAGCCTTGGCTGCCTCTGCTTGCGCGCGCAGAGCCTCTGCTTCTGCTCTGGCTGCGCGAGCTTGCGCTTCACGCGCTGCGAATTGAGCTTGTTCAAGCTCAGCAGCGGCTTTTTGCGCCTCGATTTCACGTAGCATTTGCGCATGTTGCGCCTGCGCAGCAAGCTCTTGTTCCTGCATCTGCTGCATCATCATAGCTTGTTGATCAACTGCTCCAGCCTGCTGCTGTTGCTGCGCCAGTGGATCATCCTCATCTGTAGTCGGGCTGATAACCCCCGCCTTCTCCATAGCTACGCGCAGACGCTCACTGATTTCGTGCGCCTGCGGCCAATCCATACTCTTGACCAGCAGATCACCCGCAATGTCGAACAGCTGAGGCGCAGTCTGAATGAGTGTAGTCATGGCTTCCCGTGCTTCTTCGCGTTGAGTGGCGAAGCTCGGACCAGTTTCAAGCGACACTTCGTAACGACCAGAAGTGATGTTGGGGCTATTCTCATCAGTTGGATCGTTCAGTGTGACGAGCATACGTTTGTCATCTTCACCAATAATCAGCGCAGTTCGTGTATTGTCAAAAGCCAGAGGCAGAAGCTGATTGACCACGTCACCGACTTCTAGAATAGATGCGTTCATATTGTCGTGGTAAGTGACGACCGCAATGTCACCTTGCATCTTACGCGCGTTGATCGCGCGCCCGCTAATTTCATTCGATCGCATTCCGAGGCTAGCCTCGTGAATGCCAGTGACGTCTTTGATATCTTGTTGATTGAGTTGCGCCTCTTGCAGCAAAGCGGCTGGAATAGTCGGCGGATCAAGTCGCTGCGGCGGCTCAGTGTTCTTGTTATGAATCATAACAAGCTCACCGTTCAGATGCGCCATGCGCCATTCATCTTCGCGACCTTCAATCGAATCTTCACTTGCAAGCCACTGCGCCTTTGGAGCAAGGGCCAGAAGTTCCGCGGCGTTGCTGCGCCACAGATTCTTCATTCGTTGACTATCTTTGGCAAGACGCACAAGACCAAATCGAACGCGATCTTCGCCGACGCGTACTACACGCCCCTCGACCTTGATGATTGGAAGACGCGTCAGAGGAATTTCATAATCTTCTGTCAACACCGCATGGCCGCAGACAATATTCATGCGAGCGTACGTGCGATAGCTATGACGAATGCGCGGCTGTCCATTAGCGTCACGCGCGACCATGTCGATATATTCTTCGAGCGGCTGACCAGTGACGTCTTTTACGTCCCCATCCTGCATAAGAGCGAATGTCGCAGGCTTGTCCACAAGCCGCCAGAACTCAGTAAGTCTGACAAAATCCTTCTCAAACCATCCGGAAGCCACCAGATTAGCCGTAACATCATTGCCCAGTGAGCTAGGCGGCGGAACGTCAGGATACATCTTCTCGAAGACAGAAATTGGAATATTGTCTTCTACAAAGCAATGCCGCGCATCACGTCCAGTAGGATCCACACTCATACGATCCCACACTACAGCAAGAGGATTGGGAATGTGACGAATGATGATGTCTTGATCGAAGACATCATTTGCGGCATACTCAAGATCAACCCGCAGATTCCCGATGCCACATGCAACCTGATCTTCGCAGGCTGCATCGTAGGCGCGTTCGGCGCGACAACTTGCCTCGATACCACGTATCAAACCGCTGCGAATTTCAGCCTCGGCACGAGTACCATCGCGCTTTGGAGCGACTCGAATAGACGTCTTGTTCATACGACGATCGCCGATTACCTGTCCGACGAATTGCGGAAGAACGTTGATCGTCAAACACGGCCGACCCTGCTTTTGACGAATAGCCAGAACCCGCGGATCCCACTGATCTCCAGCCAAAAAGCGAAGATCACTCAGCGCAGCCTCGCGATTAGCACGGTCGTAAGCTACGTCTGCCGCATATTCTTTGCGAACATACTCCAAAAACTCTTCTTCACTTTCATAGCCATCAGGAATGATCGGCTTACGCGCTTCAGGAGTTTCGGTATCGTTTTCGTTACCAGAGATCACGCTTCATTCTCCTTCATCGCGTTTATTAGGTCATTCAGAATGGCAAGTTCTGCGCGCAGCACAGCTACGTTCTGCTCATATCCAGGTCGCGCTGTGCCATCTGGACGAGTACGCGCCTTGAGCTTCTTTTGAACTGCTTCCATTTTCATGTGAAAAGAAGAAGTCATAGCATCCACCCATCGCTTAGCTGCGCAACCAATGGAACACGACGTCTCCGACGCTCTTCTTCGTTCTTGACATATACCGGCTCAGCGAAGGTAAGGGCCACAGCGTCCCACAAGTCAGGGCTGCGCACTCCGCGCTTGCGCATATCAGCTTTGGACTCCAGAACGAGCCTCTGGTTCATGTCGTACTTGTATTTCGGACCAATGGCGTCCGACTGATACATTCCAAAATCCGGAATATCCACGCCCAATGGGTCTTGAAGCCATTCTTTGGAGCGCATCCACATCTCAGCGCGTCTGTTCTTGGGCCCAGGACGCAAAGTTCCGTCGTCGAGCTTGATTTCTGGCTCTTGAGGCTCACCGCCGAAGTTTACACCGACCGTGCGGACGTCATATTTTCGGCCAAATGACTTCAGCATGTCCACCACGGCTCCACCGATACCGCCCGCATCGATGAACATACGGTCAGGATCGTCTTCGTCGAAGATTTGCTTGAGAATATTGGCGGCGGTCACCGCGTCGACCTTGTCGATCAGCCGATGTTTGAGGATTTTACGCCCTTTTCTCCAGACAATCGCAAATTGGTCGTCGCCAAAACGGCTCGGATCCACTCCTACGATGAGCGGCCCCACCGGATCGACGATGTTATTCTTGCGAGCCTTGAGAACAAGCTCGCCGGGAATATAACTGTCGTGTCCCGCAGCCTGAAATGCCTCTTCAGCCGACGCAGGGTATTCCTGCATAAAGAGAGTGGGGTCTTTCAACTCCACAATCTTGGCGCGCCGCCAGCACATCTGCTCCAGAGAAAGGCCGTAGATCTCCGCATACTCAGCTTCACTGACCACTTCTCCGGGCATTTTATCGCGGCGCAGCGTAAATCCGGGCGGAACCTTGCGTCGATAGCCCTGTTCCCAGAACCACGGGCTGAAGATGGGAATATAATCACCAATTCCTGCCTCGGCCTGCTGCCAACGCTCGTAGAATTCGCCAGAAACGCCGTTGGCCGTGCTCTCAAGAATGACTTCTGTGCCCTCCATGTCTGGAATGGCTTGCATTACTCCCGCAAAGTGCTCCGACGCGTTGGGCCAGAAGGCAACTTCCGAACCATGAAAGAGCTGAATCGTCTTGGAGCGGCCGACTGCTTTCTGCCCCGCCGTAGCGACGGAGTAACCGCTGTCCAGTTTGCTGAAGATGAGCTCTTTGGCATTGGCCGCGCCGGTGCGAGGCTTCAACGGATTGTGTTCATGAAACCGCGCCACCATCGTGAACAGGTTGTCAGTCGCAGCCTGCTCATGGGTGAGGATGAAAACGCTGACCCCGTGGTTCAAACTGGCGCGATGATAGAACCGCGCAGCGACGTAAGTGGAGAAGCCCTGTTGCCGCGCCTTGAGAATCAGAACACGAACCTTGCCTGTGCGCTTGCGCTGCTCCTCGATGATCTGATGTACTCGTTGCTGCGCAAAATTCAGCTTGAATGGAATCAGCGCACCTGACTTCGTCTTGATCTTCAGGCACGTTTCTGCGTAGTCCGGGAACGAACTTCTCAGCTTTGCAAGCATCAAGAGCTGTTCTTGCTCGGTCACGTTACTGACCCCTGCGCCTCTGCTTTTCGACTTCTTGTTCGTGAATGTTCGTCGGTATACTTGAATTCCGCTGCCCCGTGGCTTGTTCCATGCGGCTGCGCGCGTGTTCCAGCAACGTGGCGGGATGCAGACTCAACATGTTCTGTTTGGCTCGCTGAAAGTTCTGCAACAGTCGGTCTCTGAGATTCAACTGCTGAGGCTGCTGTTGCCGCTGCTGTCGCAGCAGATCTTCTAGATCTTGCCGAGCCTTCATCTGCGCATAGTTGGCATAGCCATAGCGCCGCGCTATTGCGTCTAGTTCGGTTTGGCTTGCTCCTTGGGGCGCGGGCATTGGCTTTCTCCTAGTTGATTGTGAACTTTCCGGAAGCAATATCTTCGGCTTGCGCAGCCAAGCGTCCTTCCTCCAGAAGTTCTTCGCCGACTTGAATAGCGGCTTCGCGCACGGACAGGGCTTCGCGGGAGGCGAGCTTTTCCAGCAGCGTTTCGAGGGGGAGAGTAGTGCTGGCATCTTCCACCGGCTTGGGAATCAGACGCGCCCAGATGCGGTAGAATTCCGTTGGATTGGCGCGGCCCCATACCACCAGAGCCGGAACTCCGCCCATCAGGTCAAAGGCGAGTGCCAGATCGTCACGAGCCTTGGCTGTGACTTTTGGAGAGGCAAGACCGCCATTCCTCCGCTTGTCGCTGAGCGCCTGTGCTTCGCTTTGCCGCGCCTTTTCGGCGGCTATGAGAGCTTGGAAGTCAGCTTGACCTTCTGCGGCTTTTGCTGCCATGGCCAGAGTTCTTTTGCGCGCAGCGTTTTCTCGCCGCTTGGCCAGTGCGCGTTCGTGACGTTCCCGAAGAATTGCGTCTGAGATTTTCTTCCTAGGCCGTGCCACTCTGGTTCTCCTAATTTAGTAGGTTTTGATACGATGACTTTCAGAATTTCGCGCTGCGGGTCTGAAAGCCCATATAAGCCCTGCGACAGCGCCGCCGCCCCGCAGGTGCCCCCGTGTCACCCGCCCCCGTCGCCGCGTCGATCCGACGGATCTGCGTCGCCGCGCCGAGGCGTCTTCGCACCGATGCATCTGCGTCGCCGCGCAATCATAGTTAACGAACTCCGATTCCACGTTAACCATATTTCTTAACTCTCCGTGTAACCGAACTTCTTAATTTTTAGTTATCCAAGTCTTTTAGCGACTTCGTAACTACGATTAATGACGTCCCTTTCGCGAGGCATAGTTCGATCAAAGACGCGGCGCAACCATAGCATCAGATTGGTTATCGTGGCAAGGCACCACAATTTACCAAGTTCTTTTACACTTTTTTCGCCAGCAATAACAATAGGTTAACCAACTTCATTAGCTTTTCCACTAATTATCTGTGCGTCGTAGCGGGGAAGGAACGTAGCAAAAACAAGCAACTAAGCGGCAGAATTTTACAGTTTACACATTTACCTTACTCCTTCGGCAACCAATAGAAGCTAAATATGTGTTAATAGATAGTTAAAAATTAACATTTGCTAAGCTACTAGCCCAAGGTAAAGTAAGGGCGCAGTTTACTGTAAACTGTAACCCTAGCATTTTCAATCACTTGGAGTTTAGCACGATGCTAACTGTATTTCTAAACGCCCTATTAACCAATGCCCGCGACGCCTTGTTGCATGGCGACCAAGCCCGCCGCAACGCAGTAGCCGAACAAATTAACGAAGTATTAACCACCCATGCGCAGACCGTTCTATCTAAGCGGCATAACGGGGCGCGGGGGCGAATTGCGTCCATCCACTACAAAGTCGCAGCAACGGGGCAAGGCGCAATTACTGTGCTAGGCGCGCGCGCGGCACATGCCGAACTACAGCGATTGCTAGCCGCCCTAGGCGCGCCCCGCCGCGCGCCTAGCCTAGCTAGCCTGCAAGTAGCCCTAAGCCGCGCGGGGCAATGGACCGCTACTGTGGACACCGATAATGGCGCAGTTGAAATATCCGTAATTAAATGCTAGGCCGAACGTTTGCGCCCGAACGCCTGCGCGCGCTGCAAGCCCTGTGTGCGCCCCTAGCGCCCTGTGTGCGCCTGTACGCGCCCTGTGCGCCCTGTACGCGCCCTGTGCGCCCTGTACGCGCCCTGTGCGCCCTGTACGCGCCCTGTGCGCCCTGTACGCGCCCTGTGCGCCCTGTACGCGCCCTGTGCGCCCTGTACGCGCCCCTAGCGCCCCTAGCGCGCCCCTAGCGCCCCTAGCGCCCTGTGTGCGCCCCTAGCGCCCTGTGTGCGCCCCTAGCGCCCTGTGTGCGCCCCTAGCGCCCTGTGTGCGCCCCTAGCGCCCTGTACGCGCCTGTACGCGCCTGCGCGTTGCAAGCCCGAACGCCTGCGCCCGAACGCCTGCGCCCGAACGCCTGCGCCCGAACGCCTGCGCCCGAACGCCTGCGCCCGAACGCCTGCGCCCGAACGCCTGCGCCCGAACGCCTGCGCCCGAACGCCTGCGCC